GAGTCGACTTACCCAGCACGGTCACCATGACATCATCGGGGATGACAAAGTGCTCGACGCTCCGACACAGTACGAAGTCGCCGGGCATCATGGTGATGGCATCCGCACGATGCGACACGGTGCGCTGTGTGTCGATGCGCTTGGGGTCGAGCGTGGAGAACTCGCCCACGTAGTGCGTCCACTCATCAGCCACGCGCATGTCGTAGCCGAACGAGGTGACCCCATAGCTGATGATGCCAGGACGCTTGATGCCCAGCGCAAACGGGGTGATCATGCCGTCGGCGGCAAGAGCGGTAATTTGTCGGTCATTCAGAATCATCACTCAATCTCCTCAATGTCTATCCACTTCTCCCAGCATGGCCGTGACGCCGCCCAATGGCGCCACCCGTTGCCCTCATCCCATACCACTTCGAATGCGGCGAGCTGCACCGCTGGCGGCGCATCGCCAGCACGTGGCCATGCACTCAACACGGCATCGCTCGACATGGCCAAGTGTTGGGCAATGCGGCGCATCATCCAGCGGTCATCGCTCGACCATATCCAGTAGCCGTTGAACTGAAACGCACCGGTGTCGATCGTGCCATCAACGTTGACATTGGTGGCACGCCAATTCAACGACCCCAGCGTCACCGTATCGCCGCTCTCACAGCTCGCCACGGCGGCGGCCTCGTGGGACAGGGTCATATACTCGGGGTGGCACACGCCGCCCATGCAGAGCAGTGCGAAGAATATTTCAATCATGGGCTAGACTCAATGCAATCAACCGCTGAACTGCATCTTGTGGTGTATGCCAATCGAATGGGTATTTGGCAAGTGGCACCTCGGGGCACTGAAACAACTGCCAATGGTCCTTATGATAGTGATTGGACACCTGCCCCGTTGGCAGCATGGCAACCACGATAAACCAATCATCATCACCAAAGCATTTTTCTCCATCGTGGTGGCGGTATGACTTGTGCACGTCGTACAGTCCTTGCCGTGCCCACTCACTCACCAGGAGCGCGTGATACGCCATACGAAAATCATAGAGTAACTCAATTTGCGCTTTCATCTCGTCCACGTCACTCATCTCAATCATCGTCGCTTCCCCAATAGCGTGCGACGATGCTCCCCACCGTCGTCACGAAAATAATTAGCACCACTACACAGCAGAACAGCGTGGCCAGTGCGGTGTCACTATACGTCCATTGCATCGGTTTCCTCCAGCTCATCAGCAATCTCCCTTAGCTCATCGGCGACCCATCTCAGTATGTCCGTTGCCGTCATGCCTGGCAGTGCCCTGCCGTGCGCTATCACCTCGTCGTCCGCATCGCCAGGCATCTCACGGACGAGGATGTAGCGCATCGACGGCGGTATCACATACAGGCTGACGGGGTAGCGCCCGATCTCACGGCGCCAGCGTAGTGTCACGGCACTGCCCCAATCAGTGCCAAAGCCTCGTCCACGGTGCGGACTACGGCAATGGCCTTGCCCCGCCATGCGGCATGGAGCTTGACTTGGCTCTCACTCAGCTTGGTCTTGGGGCCCTTGACCTCGACGAGCCACGTGTCACCACGGTAGCCCACGAGCAAATCGGGACATCCGTGGCCGACCGTGGCGAGGTCGATGACGCTGGCGCCGACCGCACGCAGGGCTTCCACGATAGGGCGATGTGTTGTGTCAATCTTGGCAGCTCTACGCATGGCGGCGCTCCCTCTCTCGTATGACCTCATCATAGCACAGCGGAACGCCACGGTACAATGCTCGGGCAATGTCAGGGAATCGATGCGCCTTGCACCATGCGACGACGGCGAGGCGATCGTAGTACATGCGGAACTTGACTTGGCGGGGAAAGCCTTTTGATGTGTACCAATTGCTAATGTTGTGCTGGGGGATGAGTGCGTACAGCTCGGCATTGAGCACGTAGCGCGACTGCCACGCCAGTACCACGTCGGCGATGTCAGGGTGCTTGACATTCTCGGGGATGACATGCGCCCATGCGTAGGCCCATGCCCTGACTTCGTCCTTGCGGTAGTAGACGACGCGTGACTGGCGACTTGCACTGCCGTTGCCACCGCCGTTGCGTCCAATGATGATGGCCCTGGGTGGTGACGCACCGCATTCTTGCGCTTCTCCCCATTTCCATTGGCGTGGCATCAGCGCTGGCACGTCAAGCGCATTAAGCTCATCGAGTGTGTAGTGCTCACGCCGCACTGCATCGTACAGTCGCTGAAGACGTGGCTCGATCGCATCGCGAGTGAGGCGCAAGACGTTGGCATCGGTGCGAAGCCAATTGAGGATTTCGCCCTCGTAGGCGAGGTACATTTGGCCTCGTACGTGGTATGGCAGTCCGTTGTCTTTCCACCATGTGCCGACAGTGTGCTTGGTGACACCAAGGAACTCGGCTACGTCGGTGCTGGTCATCATCATCTCTGCATCGTGGCGGAGCTCCTCGTGAGCCTGAAGCTTGTACGCCTTGCCCCACACCGATGCAAATGAGCGCTTGAGGCGCTGGGCAATCTTCCGCGTTGGCATCGTGCCGTAATGCGCGGCCACGAATTGCTCTTCCTGCGGTGTCCAGCGCCGTGGTGGATGGTGCACCGTGCGTCGCTTGATGGTCGGTCGTTGTATGCCCTGCAGAGTGATGCCCATCCTGCCAATCTGGCGACGCACGGCCCGCTCGGTGGTGTCGAAGTGCTTGGCGATGACGGCGACGGGCTGGGTTGTGGCCATGCGCTTGAGTGTGGCCATGGCTTCAGGTGTCCAATTGACCCGTTTTCGTTTCTGCTCTGTCATAGCTCAAACCCTCGCTGTCCTGCGTGCTCCGTGAAGGCAATGTGCTGGCGCAGCACGTCGCGGTCGGCATGGCGCTGCATGCACTGCCACCACGTCAGCACCGCATCGGCGAAGGCATCGCCCACGTCGATGGTGGCGTCGAGGCGCCTGCGGAAGACATTGATCCGCGTGCGATACGTGGCGTACGGTGCTGGCGAGGTCGATGCCTCGTCCCACGCTATCAGCATCTTCTCGAAGCGGTCTTGCTCTGCGGGACCCAGTGCGGCCACCTTGGCACCCCATGCCCTGGCCAGGAGGTCAATGTCGGAACTAATGCGGCGCATGGCCAACTCCGTGCCCGTGGCCCTGCAGGCAACGCAGAGCTGGGGATAGGGTGTAGCGGTGTCGAGCCGTGTGCGGCAACAAAGGCAATGCTCGGTCATGATCTCCTCCATTTTTTTATACGGTGGCGATGGCGGTTTGATAGGCTGGACCCTGTGCGGTTTCGGTACGGCGCAACTCACCAGATTCGACCATTGCAGTCAATGCCTCTTGGAATGCCTCCAATTCGGTGCGTCGCACGATGCGTGGCCACAGCAATCGCTCGAGCATGACTTTGCGTCCAAGTTCCCTGATGATTTGCTCTCTATACAATAATTGGTTACTCTGGTTACTCTTGGGGGGTTTAGGTGATTCTACTGCCTCAAACTCCCCGGTTACTCTTTGGTTACTCCCGGTTACTCTTGGGTACTCCTCGGTTACTCTTCTCTCACCATCTGGGTTACTCTCATCTACAGAGTAACCAGAGTAACTAGAGTAACTAGAGTTACCAGAGTAACTAGAGTAACCGTTATTAGTAGGAGGGGTGGTGTTGATGGTAATAGCCTTATACCGACCATACCCCACCTTCTCAATGAGTTGGTCTTGGACAAGGCGGGATAACATCTTCTTGACGTTGGCATCGCTCTTGCCAATCGCGCTGGCCAACTCTGCTGGCGTCATCGTGGTACCGCTCTCACTGAGTGTATTGTAGATAGCGCGCCGCTCAGCGGTGGTGTTCTGTAGGAGCTTAAGCTTGGGGTCGATAGTATGACATCCTAAGTAGTCATCCCAGATGAGGTCGACACGGTCAATATCGAAAATATTGCGGTCAGTCATCTGAAGCGTGGTGCTCATGGGGTTCTCTGGATCACGCATCAACAGCCACATTGCGTCGACCGCGCCTTGGATGCCAGTTGAGCCGCTAATTTTATCGAATGGGTTGTCGCCCTTGCTGAGCTTGCTCTTGTTGGTATGGTGTACCACGATGATAGCGATGTTGCGCCGTGTAGCAATACGCTGGATAAACTTAAGTGCGTCGTAGTCGGCGGTGTACACTGGCGTGCGTGGGTCGACAGGTTCCTTCCATTGCGCCAATACGTCGATGATAACTACGCGGACATCGGGGTGCGCATCCAGCCAGTTATCCAGATGCGCACCCGCCTCGAGGCCACGAAATGTCCATGCATCGTTGAACATAAAGTGTAGGTTTGCCGGCCATTGCTCACTCTTGTCTATCATCGTGCGCACACGGCGGTACACCGAATTTTGGCTCATCTCAAGGTCAAGGTAGAGCACGCCATGTCGCTGTGGCACCTTGAAGCGACTAAAAACCACACCACCCGACGCAATGGCAATGGCCATGTGCAGGGCGACAAAGCTTTTGCGGCTCTTGGGCGCACCTGCCAGCAAGTAACATCCTGGCACCATGAGCTCATCGATGATGTACTCGAGGGGCGGCACCGTGATGCCTTGGAGTTCTGCAGCCGTGATAGAGCGTGGCAGTGCGGCGATGTACTCCTGTACCGAAATATCTGGCAATGCCAAGAGGTCTTTGGCGCTCCACAGTCGCAGGTAGTCGGCTAGATCGCCTTTCTCGCCCAACCGCATGTCAACGATGCGCGGCTTGAGTGTGGCCACGCTTTTGAGCTGGGTATGCAGTTTGCGTGCCGAGGCGCGGCCCTTCTCGTCGCAGTCTAGTGCAATGACAATGTCGCCTCTGTACGCCTCTGTAAGCTCCTGTAAAAGTACTTCGGGTATCTGACGTTCAGCTCCACCCGTGATGCACGTTGCAGGCACGCCCATAGCCTGTGCTGGCACGGTGGACGCCTCGCCATTACACAGCACTAGCGGCATGCCGCTTTGCTTGGTAATGGCCAATGCCTCCTCGAGGCGATACCAACATGCTTTGTATCCAGTCACGCTCTTATACTTGGCAGGGCCCTGCAGGAGGCGGTAGCGCGTGCCCGTCTTGGTGTTAAACGCAATCGCTGGGATGCGCTGATACGTCGTGGCTTTCCATCCAGCACGCTCATAGACGCTGACATCAACGCCATGATCCTGTGCGAATTGCTCAAAGGTTTCCGCGCGCTTGGTGTCGCTGACTGGGCCCTGCGCTGGCAGTGCGATGCCGAGGTGCTTGGCGAGCTGATACAGCGTGCCACCGGTGTCGCTGACATGGTCAAACCATGCACCGTGCTCGGCATCATGCACGGTGAGCGTGAAGCTATCGCTGTCAGAGTCTGAGCGAAATGGCGAGTTACCCCGCCACTTGCCTTCCCCGATTTGGCGAAGCTTGAGCTCCTGAAGAACTGCGTCGGCTGTGCTCATGACTGATCCTCTACGTAGTACTGCGCCTCGAAAAACGTGCGCCCCTTGTGCTGCACCATAGTAATCGAAAATCCCGGATGGTCTTCGCCACATCCCTCGCATGAGAAGTAAATGCGGATACCATTGCGACGGTCGCTGGGATTGAAGCCCATAACACGGTCGATGTCTACGTCGGTTTCGTGGACGCTGACATGTATGCCAGTCGCCGAATCTTCGCTGTCCCGCTGGTACACATCGACGCGTTCATGGCTTGTGTAGCTATAGCCACATGCTGGGCAGTGCATGAGCTGTCCCGCGTCGTCCGACAGTGTGATGTAGCTGGTCTTCATGATCCACTTGGTTTTCATCCCCGCACCTCCTGGATGTACTTCTTGGCCGCCTTGGTGAGGAGCTGGGTAATCAGCGCATTGCGGCTCATCCCCTTCTTGTCGGCCATGCGGTTTAGTGCATCAATCAGTGCTTGGGGCAGATAAAGCCCAGTATTGACCATGCTAGCTGTGGTCTTATCGCTTCGCTGTGGCATATGCCCTCCCATAAACAATGTAGGTAGATTATACCATACAATGCTTAGACAACACAATGCCCCACCCAGCTGATGCCAAGTGGGGCGCGGTGCTTAGTCGAACAGCACCGCTTGATACAGATTGTATCCCTCCATAAACTGCCGGTGTGCAATCTCGCGGTTATGTGCTGCCACCTCGTTGAGATCGTAGATAGTGTCAACGCTCTCGAGGCATAGCCGAATCAGCGACTCTGGCCACTGCTGCACTGCCTCCCGCGCTTGCTCAATGGTCGGATACATCCATGCGCGGTATCCTGCGGCTTTTGGGTAGTGATAGCAGTGCGACTTCCCTGTCACCGCAATGAGCTTCCCATCTAACTGCATCTCGATGCGGATATAGACGAATCCCATGATGTCGTGCGGAACGGTGAAATAAGTAATCTCAAATCGATGCCATTCTATCTCCATACTCAATCTCCTTTTCTGCGCCCCACCCAGCTCTGGCCAAGTGGGGCGCGGTGTTTAGTCTGATACTACTATGGTCATCTGCTTGCGCATACTCGCTACGTACTCCTCTGCGATTTGCATCGCAGTATGTGCAGTCCAGCGCGTAGTCACATTCACCTCAAATTTTTCCACCTGTATCGTATGGCCACCATGCACCACCTCGGCTCGAACCACCACGAGGTACAGTCGGTATCGAAACCAATTGCGGTGTCGGACGAGATTCGCTCCCATGTACATCACCAAATCAATTCCTGGCTGAATCGGCATAGTCAGTATGTATCGCTTCATCCCTGCTTCTCCTCGTCTGTGCCCCGCTTGGTCATGCTGAGCGGGGCGGTGTTTTGTTAGTCATCAATCCACGTTTTCAGCATGTCCATGGCGCCATTTCCCCTGCTATGTATCCAGTCGATGGCCTCCTTGCGTGCTGCGTAGTACTCATCATCAAGCCTCAATCCAAGATGCCGATATGCGTTGAAAAATCCCGCCCACTGCTCCACCTTGCGATAATGCTCGAGTATGAGTGGATGTGGTGTACGCCCCTGCGATTTTAAGGACTTTATGATGCTGCGGTACTTCACTTCCTGTGCGTATATCGGCAAGTGCCAGTACAAATTGTCGTACCTATCAAGCTCCCGTGCAGTCTCCGAGCGTTTTTTCAGCATTTTCAGCAACTCAATTAATCCCATCTCTCAACCTCCTTTCCCGCGCCCCACCCAGCTCTGGCCAAGTGGGGCGCGGTGTTTACTCACTAGAACGGCATCGGCGTTTCGTCGTCCTCGATGGACTGTGCCACGTTGCTTGGCGCTGGCGATGCGACGGGCTGGGCATCAGCACCGCCGGCGAAGTCATCCCGTGCGGGCTCACTTGCCCACGCCTCGCCGTCGAGGTACATCGCATGGGCGAGCTGGAGCAGGTCACGGCCGATAAATTGGCGAACAAGTTCCTCCCGCGTGACCTTCGATGGCTCGTTGTGGAGCTGAGGGTAGACCACGACTGCACCCTGTGATACCTCGGTCGTGACGGGCTTGCCCTTGGCCGTGAGCGGGGTTACCAGCGTTGCCCAGAAGGCGAAGTGGGGGATGGGGTCGGAACCCTTCTTGGTTTGGTTTGCCAGCGACGTGCACGCATTGATCCAGAGGTACACCTCGCCGCCACCGCTGCGCTTGGTTGGGCGCTTGAACAATTTCATCGCCACGAGGCCCTTGGCTTGGATGACCACGGGCTCGGCAATGCCCTTGACCATGGCCAGTATTTGGGTGGTACTGCGCACGCCAGCGTACTGCCGAGTTTCGCCATGCTTGGCGAGGTACGTCTTGGCCGCCACGGCGTCCATGTAGTGCGGGATGGCCTTGGTTGAGCCGTCATCTAGTGACAGATACCATTGCATGCGCTGGCGGAGTGGCACGAAGGTCAGCGACCGTGTCTCAAAGGCGAGCTCTTCGTTGTCGAAGCGCTCCACCTGTTCCCATCCAGCGGGAGCGGCGCTGAGGCTCGAGGTGTGCCATGCGCCGACCACGCCGCCCAGCTTGGTCGAGTTGAGCCAGTAGATGAGCGGGTAGCGCTCTGCGGTGTCGTCATAACTCTCGGGCTGGTATCCAGCTAATGAAAAATCACTCATCGTCCTTCATCTCCTCCTGTACAATGCTCTTGCGACGCTGCATGTCTGCAAAAATGCTTTCCACCAACTGCCGGGCCTCGAATGGTCCCCATCCTCCAGCCTGTACAACCACAAAGCTGGATGCCTGCATGCTCAGTCCCATGACACATTCGACGTCACACCTGATGTGAGTATGTGGCTCGCCAAAAAAACTTTTGACATTCATGTCGACTGGCGTCATGACGATGGTGATAGTTGTCTCGCCAATACTCGTTGATAACCTATACGCCCTCATCGTCCTTCATCTCCTTGTGCGCATTGCTGATAATCGTGCGGATCACCTCCGCATAGGCCACGTGTCGTCCGAGCTCCTGCGCCATCGTGCGGCGCATCTCCTCCAGTCGCTCAGCATCATCAGGGTAGATGGTGATGAGCAGTTTTTGGGCGCCTCTGCCACTAATTGTTTTACGAGGCATTGCGGTCACCCCGCAGCTTGGTGAGCATCGCTTCGAGCTGGGCAAGGCGCTTGAGGTACGCCTTGCGAACTGCGGGCTCGGTGATGCAGTCCATCTGGCGGTTGAGGCGGTTGCGCTCCTCGAGGAGCTGGGTAATCTGCTGGAATGTGGTCATCGTTTTTCCTCCCCTTCCACTTGCTCTTTTATCGCCTTGCAGGCCGCGTCCCATCCATCGGCGTAGCTCTCCAGCATCATCTCATGGTGCCACCGTGCGCTATAGCGCTCATACCATGCCAGTGCTTGGACAATCGTCAGTGCCACCATGCAGATGATGAGCATGACCACGAGTGCGATACTGATTTCCATACTACCACTCCTCTCCACTGATAACGGGCTCGATCTGCTGCATACTGCCCATCATGGTTTTTACGCTGATTTTCTCGGCGATGGCCAAGGTAATCCCGCTGTCCCACACATCGACTGCATAGTCCTGCATGTGCACCACGCGGACTGCCTCACTGCCAGCACTGGGGTCGCTGACCTCCACCGTAGCTCGCACGATGATGGGCCGTGCGGTCATCCACACCAGGCTGGGCATTGCGTCCTCGAGCTGTACCACGTGTACCGTCATCTCCAGCTCACCCAACCACATCCGATACGTATGCTGCATCATATCCGTCCCCTCGCTTTGTCAATCAGATAACACACTACTGCGAACGCCGCCACGGTCCCGACCACGATTAGTCCATCAATCACGCTTTGCCTCCAGTCGTTCAGCGATGCGGTGCCGACGCAGGTCACGCAGTCGGCGAATCTCGTCCAGCACCTCCGCCTCGACCTTCACAAACTCCTTGGGTGATACCTGACCACTCTCAATCAGCTCATCGCATCGCTGGCGCCACTGGATGAGCCATGCGATCTGCTCGGCATACTGTCGGTCTAGCTCTGCCATGTCAAGGTGACCTCCTGCTGCATCAGGGTCGAAATGTCATTGGCGATGCAGTCGACAGGGCCCCACCACGTGGCGATGCTCTCCATGCCAGTCGGAGTGTATACCCACAATGCACACAGGATTGGTGTGGGGTCGACTTTCGGTGAGATGAGTGGACTGCCAGATACTTGACGACACTGCAGGACGAAGACGTCCTCTGGGGTCTGCCACATGCCTGCGTAGCCTGCGACCCACTGACTGGGGTCGGCGTGGGGGTTGAGAATCGCGCGCTCCATCTGAATGATTTTCATGCCAATCTCCTTTGGTGTTGAGCGCCGCCGATGTGACGGCGCTGGGCTTGCGGTGTGACTCGCTTATCACTTTCGCTTGGCTTCCAGTACCTGCTTGATGGCACGAATTCGCGCCTCGACTACTACGTCAGTGCACCCCAGTGCATAGTAGCCACGATATGCATCCACAGTTGCATGGTACAGTTCGTACACCTGGCCGCGATCCATGCGCTTCGTCTCACTCCAGACAGCCTTGACTGTCTCACGTGACAGCAATGCATTTACTCGTTCGATTTCATCCTGCTCGGCGACGACTTCGACGGCTGGGGTCTCGATGACTTCGGTCGAGTCGAATTGCTCGATTTCCTGCATGTCCGACACCCACTCTTCACGAATGCGCTTAACCATCTCAATCGTGACCACGTCCTCGTCGTAGACGGTAAACCCGCTCATGACCATGTCGTACAGGTCACCCATGGAATTGCACTCAGCCACGTTGGTCATGTTCTCGTTGATTTCGGTGAGTGCGTCGTATACCATCTGCTCGAGCTGTGCGACTGGGGTGTCCTGTGAAATGATGTGCTTGCTCATGTCTTCAATCTCCTTCGGTTCATCTGAACCTTATGTACATAGTATATATCTATATAGATATCTTGTCAAGTGCTTTTTTGACCAATTTTCGACCAATTTTCAACGAGTTTCGGAATCGTGCTATAATCGTATCAATCCCGCCCCACAGCGGTGAATCTTGAGCGGCATTGCCTACCGAAAGGAGGTGATGTATAGCCCAGGGGTCGACCAAAATACCAACACCGAGCCCCTACATAGTGATATGTAGGGGCTCGGTGTGCTGCGTGTGAGGAGATCGAGGTTCGGGGTTTGGGTCCAGATGTCCGCATTTAGTATAGCATAGTTTTGTGCCGAGTTGAAGATATGTGTAGCGAAGTGCGACAACTCGGCACGTCACTAGTATACCACAACGCCGCCCGATGCTGGGCGGCGCGGTGGCGGAGATAGGTGGCTGCGTATTCGTTCCGCAACAAGAAGGTCAGCCATGCATGTAGTATAGCATAAAAACGAATGGCACTGCGCGCCTCTGCAGTGCCATTCGCTCCACCGCGATGCTGCACCGCTGTAACCTACCGGTACAAAATCACGTTGGTAGTATATCACATATCTGGATCACTTGGTGGCACTGGCCACGTCGTCACGTTCCATGCAAAGCCCTGCGTCATATCGCGCAACGCTTGGCGGTAGATGCGCCACTGTGTCACCTGTGCCGGCAACAGCGGCACGTCGCCGAGCTGCGTCCAGTCGCACTGCTCAAGGCGGCGCTTGCGCTCATCCCGCACCATGGCCATGGCCTCGTCAGCACTTGGCACGTCCTCGAAGTCTGCATCGCCGATATCAGGGTAGGCAGTGCCGTAGCGGTCGATATATAACGTCATCAGCGTGTCAATGTCGTATGTCCGGTAGTACATGCTAGGCCACCTTTACGATATGGAGATACGGAGAGTTGGACTGCAGGTCATACGTAGTGACCAGCAGAGTGCGCAAAGCGCCGTTGATTAGCTGGACCTCGACCGCATCGCCCTCGCTGAAGAAACGCAGGGCCATGACGCGGAATTCCACGATAGAAGCCTGGTAGTGATTGGCCATGCGCTCGACCATGACGCCGTTGACGTAGAGGCGGCCATAGGTCTGAGCACCACCCGAGTTCCAGTTGCCTGCCACATCGATGAGGTAGTAGCCACTGCTGGGGATGGTGATAACCGAGCCCGACCACGAAATTCCATTACCCCGGTCTTCGCTTTGCCACGTGATGATCGCGCCTGCTCCGCCGACACCTACGGTCGTTGTGCGCGTCAGTGTGAGATACACCGCGCCTGCACTGCCACCCCCTCCGCTCTCGATGCGCTCCAGCTGGTCAACGCGTGACCGTGTGCGCAGGTAGTCACTGAGAAATGAGTCCGACATCGATGCTTTCACTCCCGTCACTTGCATAGCGGATACCAATGGTCTGCACTTTGCGGGTCAGCGTGGTTGACCCCGTGTAGACGCTCACGAGGTCGCCAAGCACATAATCCCGTCCATACCGCAGTGCCTCGCTCTGCAGAATTCGCGCATCGACTCGGCTGCGCTGGCGCTCGGCTTCTGCGAGGGTGATATCACCGCTGGCAGTGTACTCTGCTGTGGTACTTTGGTTGCGTGCATCAACCCACACTTCACGCAGATCGAGCCCCGTTGGCGCTGTGGCTGGGCGGATGACAAAACTCCTTGTCGCCCCCTCGCCTTGCCCTGCTACGATGGCGGCCGTTGCGTCGGCGATGCGGTCGACCACGATGCGCAGTGAGCCGATGGTGCCATTGGCCACGCTGAAGATGACGGTAGAAGTGCGGTTGGTGCCCCGCTGCCCCGTGTACCACGTGTAGGTGTACGTCGCTGGCGCAGTGAAGACGAGGTCGAAGTCCCCGCCTGCCACCTCTTGCACGCGTTGCATGGCGGTGAGGAGGTTTTGCCCAGACACTGAGAGCGAAATCAGGTTGCCATTGCCCCCAGTGGCGGCCGTGGTTGCCCCCGTCAGCACACCGCTGAGGAGTCGCCCGTTCGCCGTGGTGGCACTGCTCCCCACGTTGTAGTTGAACAGTGTTTTCAGCACCGTTTCGGCGGCGACGCTGACAAACTGCGAGCGATCGGCGACACCGCTTTTCCATGCCACGATGCGGTCGGCGAGCAGTGCGGCAAAGCCTACTGCCTGCACCGTGATGGTGGTGACATCGGCGATGACGGTGTCTATCATGCGCATGATGCCAGCAAACTCCCTATAGTAGGCGATGCCAGCGTCACGGTCTTCACGGTAGACCTCGAGGATGGCGCCGTACACGAGGTACGGCACCGATGCACTCGTGCCGCCCACCGTGATGCGTGCCATGTCCACGCCGTTGACCGCCCTGCTGATGACGATGTCGAGCACGTCGCTCACGTAGGAGGTGCGTGCGCCTGCGCTGTCATAGGTGATGACGGTGTACTGTACTGCCATCAGAGCTTCACGATAGTCACGGCAACGTTGGTCGCTGTGCGAGTCGAGCCACTATCCTGCCAAATTTGGCACTGAATTGTCTCACCGAGGACAGGTCGATAGTACTCGGTGTAGACCTGCATGGAGTACGTCGCCGTGATGAAGCTGGTCGCCGTGAGCTGACTGCCACGGTATCCGCTCACAGTCAATCGGCGGCGGTTGGTCGTATTGGTGTCCCACGTCGCCTCCATCTGAATGGCATACGTGCCAGCCTGTAGAAAAGTGATATTGCCCGTCGTGCCATCAACGGTGACGTAGTCGCTACTTTCCTCAGCCGCCCCCGCTCCTGCAACGGCAGTCACTGTGCTCGTGGTGATACTCATCGAAGAAACGTTGATGTATGCGTAGTTAGACGGCGCTGTTGAGCGGGACACCGCCCAGCGGTTGGTGACGGATGTGGTCGAAATGCCCGTGATAGTACCTGACGTGATGCTTACCACTGCCAGCTTGATGTAGGGCTGGGTCGGCGTGGTGAGGTTCAGTGCAAGGCGCACCGTCTTTGATGCCACAGTGGTGCCAGCCACTGAGCGGGACACGGCGAGCGCTGAAGCCGATTCATTGGCAATGAGGTATAGCCCATATGACCCCGTGCCCAGCGTTGACGTGGCAATCGATGCCGACGACGTGTTTTCATACAGGTATCCGTTGACCAACGCTGCACCGGTATTGATAGACAGCGTGGTGCTACTACCCGTCGGCGCAAGGTCGTTCAAGTACTTCAGTAGCCCGTCGCCGAGCACCGATTTCCAGATGCTGGCGAGGCGGTCGGAGGTGTAGCCACCGCTGATGCCGTCGCCCGTGCCCGTCGTGGGCCAAAACATGCTTTGCTCTGCCATGTCACACTCCTATGTATCTGGTGTAGTAGACGATGCTGACGGCGGATGATGCGCCTGGCGATGATCCCGTCACGGTAATGCTGTTTGCGCCAGGCTCGAGTGACCACGTTGCCAGCGATGAGTCGGCGGTGATGGCGGTGATTTTATTTGCACCAGTCTGGTCAACCACCGTCTTGCGCCCGTAGCTGAGGTCAAAGACCCACGTGTCGCCGTTGGGGATGGTGCCGTCTACCTCGATTTTATCACCCGTCGTCGTGTTGGTCATAATCAAATCGGTGATGGGCCCCACCGCCGTGATGATGGGGAAGGCACGCCACGTGCCAGCGTTGGTAATGGGGATGGTCGAGTTGATGTTCGATGCACCCACCGTCCACGGGATGAGTAGCGGCACTGGGGTGGGTGTGCCCTCCACCGCTGGCGTTGCGCCACCACTGACGGGTGTGGGGTCGTACCACGTGGGGTCCGATGCCCTCAACTGTGCGACGGTGCGGATATGATAGCCCGTGCCCTGCTCCACATTAAACTCAAGCCCGCCCAGCGTTCGGCACTCGATGGCACGGTCATAGGCATCGGTAGTGATGCGTAGGATACCGCCGCCCGATGCGGGGCTGAAAATGCGTGTCAGCGCCTCGCGTGCGCTGTAGCCCGCCTCGATGGTCGATGCCTCGACCACGAGGGGCAGTTGTAGGATGCGCGGATCGAGGCGGAAATCAACGTCGCTGTCACCGTGCTGCAGTGGACCACGCTGGGTGATGCGATGCAGTGGAGCGAGGCCAAAGCCCTGGTCGCCGAGGTAGCGCAGTCGCAGTCCGCCCAATGCGGCGTTGGTGCCGTTCAGGTTGTAGGTCGTCCCGCCCGTAGTGTAGGTGATTGAGTATGCCATTATGCGACGCCTCCTGCCAGCAGCTGCATGGCCCTGAGGTCAGCGGTAAGCGATGACTGACTTTGTGCGGTTTGGTAGTTTGCGGTGAGGTAAAAATTCTGCACGGTCTGGGTCGGCGCACCCGTCGCACTGCTGACGGCGACGTTGAGCGCACGCTGGATATCGGGCACACCGCTCACGATGCCAGCGGCGATGCCCTGCGCGATGGGCTGGCCGATGATTTGCGCCATCATGCGACTAGGCGAGGCAATGCCAAGGAAGCTCTTCACCGCATCGATGCCTGACTTGATAGCGCTCATCAATGCCTCTCTGACTTTGTTCTTGGCGTTGTTGATGCCCTCGGTAATGCCTGCAACGATGTCGCGGCCGAGGTCTTTGGCCTTGCCAATGGTCTCGTCGATGAACGTGCCGACACGAGTCGAAATCTCTTTCACGACGTTCTCCACCGTGGTCTTGATGTCCGACCAGATACCCAGCACCAGCGTTTTGATGGTGTTCCATGCCGTGCTGAAATCCCCTCGAAGCAAGGCGGAGATGGCATTGAGCGCCTCGACCATCTTGGGATAGACGTAGTTGAAAATCGGGGTCATGGCCTCAGCAAAAATCTTGATGCCGTCGACGATAAGCCCGAAGGCGATGCGCAGGACATCGAGGGCAAGGATGACCGCATCGAGTGCGACGATGAACACGCCTTGCAGCACTGCGGCGACTTGGCCTAGCCAATTTTGCACCGCTGGATCACTAGCCAGCTCCATCGTGTCAGCGAAGAGCGAAGTCAGAGTCTCCCATACTTTGGTGCCTAGCTCAATGAGCTTCTGCAGGACGGGTTGTGACTCGATAAACGCCATGATGCTTTTCTTGATGCCGTCCAACGTCGCCACTACACCGCCATTGTCGCTGATGCCCTGAAAAAACTCACCGATACGCGCGGTGACGTCTTGGATGACGGGCAAGATGTTTTCCGTGAAGATGACGCTCATCTCCTGCAGGAGCGGCACCAAGGCATCGCCGATGGCGCCTTTTGCGTCCTCGATTTTCTCCTGCATGACGACCATCTGACCGCTAAACGTTCCTGCCGCCGCCGCCGCACTGCCACCGAATTGGCGTTCGAGCTCTGACAGAATGATGCGCTGGGCTTCTGCCGTGTCGCCCGTCTCAACGAGCGATGCGACCATCGCCTTCTGCTCTTCAGTGAACGACACACCGACACGGGTCAGTGCGGTGATGCCTTCGGCAGGGTCATTGAGGGCTTTACCGACTTGCACTGCTGAGCTTTGCAGGTCTTGACCCATCGCCTGACTGAGGTCGACAATGGCGGCCGTAGCGTCGGCGAACTCAAGGTCTTGGATGTTGGTGAACGTCATCAATACGTTTTGCGCACCGAGAATCTGGTCGTCAGTGAAGAGGCTTTGCCCCTCGACGGCGCTGAGGTTGCGGGCAAGATTTTCGAGTTCTTCGACGGTCACGCCGACGGCACCGCTTGTCGACTTAAAGACCGCTTCGGTCTGAGCAAGGGCATTTTGATAGTCGAGCGTGCCCTGCACTGCAGTTTGAAAAAAGTTCGCCACGCCGCCCAAGGCGTTTTTGCCCAGGTCAAGCGCTATCTCGCCGATGCCACGCAGTGCGCCGATGCCCACCTCTCTGAGTGAGTCAAAGCCACTGCCAGCCTCTTTGGCAGCCTTGCCGACTTTGTCGACACTGTCCTCCACCTTGTTGGCGACCGGGGTGACATCGTCTTCGCCTCTAAATCGTATGACTACGGTTTCGGCCATATCATCTCTTACCCTTCATCTGACTCCGTGCCTTCTGAACCTGCGCCTCGACCTCCATGATGGTGAGGTGCTTTTTGATGCGATGCCACGGCGGAAGCTGGGCGGGTGGACAGTGGTAGACATCGCGACACAGCACCAGCTCGAGGTACTCCAGCGGCATGGGGCCCGATGTCCACAGATGCTCCAGCACCGCCGTCCTCAGTTTCCCGCGTCTTGCTCCGTGATCGCCTCAACGATGCGCCGTGCCAGCTTAACCGCATGCGTGGCCTTGATGCGCGTGACGGGGTTGCCGTCGATGTCGGTCACACAGCGGACCAGCACGGCGTTCATGCGGGCAAAGTCTGTGGATTTTAGTGCTTCACTCAGCTCGGCGATGTCGTCGAGGTAGATGTGGTCGGGGTTGACGGTGTACTCAGTAATGCTCGACATTGGGATGCTCCTAGGTACGGGATGCAAAATTGTTGGCTGGGCGGTGCGGCATCCCAAGCGCACCGCCCTGCCCTACTATACGGCGGCGGTGAACTCGTTGAATCCGGGCACCCATACCACGACTTCTGACACCGACAGCTCTGTGCCCTCGATGCCCTGCGGTGGCATGACTGAGCGAATTTTGCACCCAGCGGCGGTTTCGGTGTAGCCCGTGCTATCCGCCATGCTCCACTTGAGTTGTACTGAACTGCCGTCATGCACTGCCGCCTCGAAAAGTCGCCACGCCTCGCTCGAAGTTTCGGTGTAGATGATGCGGATGGTCATATCACCTGAGGTATACGACCCTACTACAGCCTTCGCGTAGAGGCTGTCCGGAGTGTGGTACTCTGCGAGCTCTCGGCCAATCGCCGATGACGTAAAGTCCAAGCTACGCACGCTGATGTCTGCATATGCGCCATCAGCAATTTTCAAGCTCAGTGTCCATTTATTGGCGCTAATCGCCTCGGTAATACTCGGCATACGGTGTCTCCTTACTGAATGATGTCGACGACGCTGAGCGTAGCGACAACTGCGTCAAAATAATTTCCCGATGCGGCTGGCCACTCAAGCACCTGCGAGCGAAGCCGTGGCTCTGCGATGGTCCAGCGGTATGATGGCGTGTGCAGACTGCGTAGGGCATCGTGATACGCCGTGATATAGCCCTCCATCGCTGGAGCGATGTCCATGAGCCCGACGCCGAGCGATGCAGGACGCATCAGGGCGCTATCCGTGATGGTCCACGTCACCTGCACGATGCCGTTGGCTACTGGGGTCATCTGCCGCACTTGGCTAGACTCGATACCAATGGCGCTAATCACTCGGCACGGCGTGGTGGCGATGTCGACCACGTTCTTCAGCGTCGCTCCTCGCAGGACGGTGTAGCTGTACCCCGTGATGGTCATGGCCTGCAGTGCGTCCAAGATGCTGTCAAGGTTGCTTGCCATGCTATGACCTCCGAATGTACGGCTTGAGCATCTGTGCCACGTCGCTTGGGATGCGGTTCGATGCAAAGGCACTGCCGTCGGCACTCACCGTGATGTCCGCTGGCACTGACGTGGCGCCCGTGCGCAGTCGGTACAGATGCGCCCCCCAGCGCAGTGCTGCCGCTTTGACGTCGTCGGGCACGTCGGTGCTGTAGCTCCACTTGCCAGTGACAGATACCGACTGTTCAGGGCTTCCGCTGTACGTCCAGCGCACAGCGGCACCGGTCTTGATGCGGATGGCATAGGCAGGGCGCTCGGGCACGGCATTGGGCGGCAGAAGCACGACGTCAGACAGAGAGATCGCCACCCCGTTGCCGTTGGTGATGCTGGTCAGCTCACAGAGATCGTGACGCAGTAGGAGTGTCTGGTCATCGAGCAAGTCGCCGCCATCCCAGTCGTACAGCGGTGTGAACTTGTGCGTATGCGATGCGGCGGGGCCATGCGCTGACTCGGGCTCAAAGTGGCGGTGGCAGTAGTGGTCAATCGCCGCTGTGACCCGGTCAGGTAGGTAGCCGAGCTGAACATCATCCGACGACGACGTGATGCCCAGGTAGGCTTTGAGTTCTGCCGTCGTGAAGTATGCCATTTAAATCACCTTTCGGCGCTTGGGTTTTTCGGGCTCGGGTTCGTCCATGCGGACGGCGAAGCCTTGCTTGATGAGCTCCTCGCCAGCGTCGTCCGGGACATCGGCCACCTCGCCAGCACTGCCAGCGATGCGATGTCCTGCAAACTTCCCGGCAAAGTCGTCGAGATACTGTACCTGCATAGTCTATCCTTTGCGAAGGCACTGTGCGCACAGTGCCTTCGTGATGCGTGAGCGGATTAGGCGTTGACGGCGACGGCGAAGGCCTCGTCCTGCGCAACGTCTGAACCGTAGCGAGCGGTGACGAAAAAGACCGTCTCGTTGTAGTTGGCGCGGTTGCTTTCATCGCGGACTACGCTGATGCCCTGATTCTCGACGAAGTAGAGATAGCGCCAGTTGCCGAAAACGACGGGTTTGTTAGTCGTGCCAAGATCGGCCATGTCTGGCGACTCGAAGACGGGGCGACGCAGCAGTGACTCCATGGTCTCTTCCTGTCGTCCACCTGGGGTCTCAGCGTAGGCAAATTCGTTGGCGACGGTGAGTGAGCGGATAGCGCTGAGGGTGTCGGTGTTCATGGCCCAGCCGACTTCGCCGGGGCGGCGGTACTGCGGCTTGATGCTGTAGTACATCCCCTTGACTTCGCCCACGGTGATAGCCGATGCACCAGCGAGGTTGAACGCCGTGCCACGAGTAATCACGCCGTAGGGCTGTGAGCTACCGGTGCCGATAGTGAGGTACTTGTTGACGCTATCGATGTAGGCGCCGGCGATGATCTCGTTCATGAAGCCGAGCAAATCGAAGGCGGTGTCGGCGAGGACGCGTTTGTTGACCCGCACCTGCATGGCCATATCATAGATGGCGACCTGTCGTGCTGTCATGCCCGGAGTCTGGTCGGGGAACTCACTGCCAGGAGTGAGCGGCGCCAGCGTGACACGGGTGCTCTCAGAGCGGAGGTCGTACTTGTCCGTGCCGATGGTGCGACGGGTGATGGGGAACACGCCAAGCAATGAATCTTGGTTGCGCTTAGCGATAATCTGCGTTTCCCACTCGGGCTCAAGCAGATACGAACCAGGAGTGGTGGTGGGAAGCAATGCCTTTTGCCCGCTTGGCAACGTGCGCTCTTGTGGCTCTTCGAGCACAGCGGCTTTTTCGCCCTTACGATAAAACGCGTCCCAAGCCTTGTAGCGCTCGGCACGCTTCTGGTCTTCACTGCGCACATGCACAGCTGGTGCACTCGCACTCTTGGCGGTGATGCCGCCCTCGGCGTGGTCGCCGATTTCTTTCTGTGCCCGTGCGTAGGCTTTCTCGGCGGCCTGCTCAGCGGCGGCGGCGATAATCTGGTCAATGTCGTGTGGCATATCATCCTCTGTGTGTGTGTGGTCGGTCTCTGTATCGTCAGGCTCTGACACGGTGCCAGCATCGCTCGGCGCGGTGTCCTCTGTGCTCGTGACTTCGGTGCTCTTGGCCGCCACCCCGATGGTGCGGGGCTCGGCTGGGGTCATGGTGAGGCTAATTTCGCCGACTATCCAGCGCTTGATCTCGCCATCGCTCATGCGGGCATAGGTTTGCGGAAGGCTTCCCGTGCTCAGTCCCATACGTCCCGTGCGGACGAGCTCGGCGATCATCTCGTAGTACTGATGACTGCGGTCGAGCTCGATTTCCACGTCGATGCCTTCGTCGCCCGGCATCCACGACTTGACGACGCCGATTTGTGACTTGAGGCTGCGCCGGGCATGGTCGTAGTAGACCGGCATGCCCTCGAATGGCCGGGTTTCGCCAAAGTCAGTTTCCCGGGTAAAGTAGTCGTCTTCGAGGTCTGCACCGCCGAAAACAATGCCCTTACCTCGCACAAGCGCCGCTTCCCCGTCTTCAACAAACTTCACGGCGTAGCCGCTCGATTTTACCTTGTAATCCATCGGTAATCTCCCTCCTACTTCCATTATATGGGGGTCGTCAAATGCCTTCGTGTCTTCCGATTCGATGATGCGCCGAGCCCATGCCCAGCCCTCGTCACCACCCCAGCCCATCCATGCCTGCCAGCCCGGCCCTTGCTCGTCCCACGTCGCCCCCCGCTTGTCCACCTCATGGCGAGCAAAGTAGCTGGCCATGCGCCGGAGTGTGGCCACGCTCACCGGCTGACGATTGGCCAACTGCCGTGCTCGAGCAATACCGACTGGGGTCATGCCCCGCTGTGACGGTGGCTTCTCTGCTCGCACTTCGAGCGCAAGGCGGGCATTGTCGGCCACGGCTTGCGGCGGGGTGTGGGTATCGGTTTCGGCTTTGGTCGTCATGCAAGCCCCGCTTTCCGTATCGCATCCTGTGTAACCTGATCGAGTGTGCCGTCTCGTGCGATGTCGGCGGCAACCTGCATCGCCGTCGCCCAGCGGTCTCGGTGTATCTGCGCTTGCTGGTCACCGACGACATAGGGCGCATACGCAGCCGCATTGTAGAGCACCGCTTCCAATCCCTCCTTGTCGACGCGGTAACCGCGGTTGAGCGACTGACTGCCCCGAAGCCCGTTGCCCTGGCCACGCTCATACGGGACTTTGATTTTTTTCTGCGCTATCATCGCCATGACAAATCGCCGCTGCTTCTCGCTTTTGTACACCATCGAGCCACGCTTGGGCTTTGGCGGCGTTGCCTTCTGTAGTCTGCCCTGCACCTCCTTGGCGTAGGCGAGGCTGACCGATGTCACGACGTCGCCGATGGCTTTGGATAAATCGATGCCGAGTTTTGTCATCTCTACACTCATCATCGGCGCACCACCGTGAGTGCGGTACTGCATCGGCAGTTAGTATGCGCTGGTGGACCCTCGGGATACTCCATCACCCAGCCCTGCGGATACGTGGAGGTGACTTCGTCCTCGACGAGGTTGTGCAGTGGTCCACACGTCGGACACACTTTTTCGTCAACGTTGGTAATCCACGTGCGCTCCATCATGATGCCCTTGCCTGCGAGGTAGGTCTGATAATCCACTTCAGCCTGCGCCGCTGCACGGGTCACCTCGGTGATAGCGATGCTCCGAGCACGAGCCCGATCCGTCGCTGGAGCAACTTTGCGCATCACGTCCTGTATGGTCATGCCTGGCGTGGTGCGGTAGGCGGCGATGGCGCGCTTGAGTACAGAGATGGTCGACGCATCCAGCTGTCGATTGCGTTCGGGCACATACTCGAAAAGCCAATCTTGTACGATGTCGCTGGCCTCAGTCGGGTCGATGGGTTGAAACTGTCGGCCTAGTCGGTCGATGCGTCCGCCCATCACCCTGCCTAGCTCATCGCTGAGTACGGGGGCGGTGATGTCGCTGACCTTACCCTCGGCGTCGCTGATATCCTCGCCTCGCATGATACGCCGTGCCCAGCGCTCACCCCGTGCGGTGAGTGGCCCGATGAGGCGGTCAAAAATGCTTTTTTCCTCTGGGGTGAGGTCCTCCGCTTTGACTGCGTCGACCACCGTGCGCACATCGGCCACGCTCATGCCGTCGCTGAGCCGCTCCATCACGCTGGCAATGTCGTCATCGCTCAGCACGTCGCTTTTGAAACTGCAGTGCAAAGACTTCCCCGCTTTGATGCGTCGCTCTAACTTTTTGGCGAGAAGCTCAAACTCGGCAGAGCGCATGGCCGCCGCATCGCTTGGCGCATCGGTGGCAGGGTCAGGCAATGCCGGTGGTGTTGGCTCTGATGGCGGCGGTGGCGGCAGTGCCGGTGGCGTCGGCTCTGCTACGGGCTCTGGTCCAAGCGCCTCCTCGATCATGTCGTAGCCGAGGATGGTCATTGCCCCACGCAGTGGCACGCCGGCTTGGACGAGCTGGAGCAGTGACCCGGCACGCATCGCCTCATCCGTCTGCAGGACGTCGAGGGCCTCGGGTTGAAAATACAGCTCATGGCCGAGTGGCTCAAAGATTTGTTCATTGAGCACCGCGCGGTAAGTGCTGAGTCGTGGCACGATGGTTTCCCGCCAAAAGCTCTGCCGGTCGCTGTCGGCTGTAGCGTAATTTGCCGCACTCGCCTCGAGCATGGTACGGGGCACACCCATGGTCATACAGATGTCCGTCAGTGCACGCTGGGCAAGCTCCGGCATCATCATCGAGTTGATGTCGGGGGTGATTTTGGTCACCTTGATATCCTGTGCTCGCAGAATCATCCAGCGCCAGGCTTTATTGACTACGGAAAAAAGCCCGTTGGTTTCCGCCTTGATGCGGTCGTACTCGCTGTCACCAAGATAGTCGGGCAACTGCATCAGTGTCACCGGCTGTGCTCCGCTCTCAAAAAAGACGCTGGCAAATCGGTCGAGGTAGTGCGCAAGCTGTGCACTCTGCAGTGCGACGCGTGCCGGTGGGATGCCGGGCAGGACGTCGCTATCAATGCTGGGCTCACGGAAGTACACGATGTCCTCAAGGCTCCACTCTGCAAGCGTGGTCGATCCGTCGCCCCATAGAAAGCGCGCGCCGTCATATGGGTCGGCGACGCTGGCACGGAGGTTGGGCTGTACGCTCATGAAGCGCGGATTGAGTACACGAAATCCAACCAATGTTCGGCCACGGTAGAGACGCAGCCAATACGCCGCACCGTAGAGTAGAAGACTACGCTCGGTGTCCTGCATTAACTGACCAAGCTCCTGCCGAAATGGCCAATCGACCTCGTTGTCCCCTCGGTAAAGCTGAGCTGGCACGGTGCCAAGTGCACTTGCTCGAAGGTTGACCGCGCGGTGCAGGGCTGGCACCCAGCTATATGCCTGCGATGTCGTGCCCAGCTTGTCGCCATGCTCAACACGGTTGAGCCACTGTAGTGTCATACGAAACCCCATTTCACTGTGGGCCGTGCGACCATCGCCACGGCACCGCTTGCGGCGTCCACGTAGTCGTCATGTGGTGCGCTCGGGAACGACACCACTTCGTCAATAAAATCTTTGACCCAGCTTCCGGCCACGATGCGCACCGCCCCTGCTTCGGCACGCGCCGCCCATGGCATGGCGCGGCTGGTCTTGTCTCTGTCCACCTTGATGCCGCGCAGCGTGGTCGATGCAAGCTCGGGCATGCGGCGCAGTTCCTGCACAGCGGCAAGGCCATGCAGAGCCTCTTCGATGCCGAGCACTGTACCACGCTCGTTCAGTGCGGTGGCGACAATCACTTTGCGGACATCGGGCCACTCTGCTTTCAGCTTGATGCCGTCGGCGATGTACAGCACACCGTCATGCATGGCGCATCGTACTGATGCACTGTAGTCGGCGCTTTGCTTGGTCGAGGCGGCGAGGTCCCAGTACCGTGACCATGCGAGGCCCTGCGGTGCAGTGGGCACGACACTGAACCAATGACGCTGGAACAGCGAGCCAAGCGGATCGATGAAGCGGCCCTGCACCTCCTGCGCATACATCTCCGAGGTCATGCTCTGCTTGAGCGTGGCCACGAAGTGCGCTGGTAGATACGTGTTGTCCGTCGTTGCGCTCTCAATGATGCTGTAGTCCTCTCCACCGTCTATCCACAATGTGTAGAGCCAATTCTTGCCCCGTGGCGTGGTCGTTGCAATGGCACGACCGGGACGATGCCGAAGCGTGGCGATGGCGATGGGCCATATCTCTTCATTCATCAGCGCCGCCTCATCCAGCCACAAAAAGCCGACGTTGGCGCCACGCAGTCGGTCGGGGTTGTCAGCACTGCGGAAGATGATGCGACGGTCGCCCAGCAATTTCAGCTCCATGTCCGACTTGTTCCATGATACCGCCACCCCCATCTGTGCGACTAGTGCGAGGATGGTTTCCATAGCACCGAGTCTGAGCATGGGATACGTTGGTGCGATGATGAGCGACGTCGTACCCGGCGGTTGACGGAGCACCTCCACCGCACCGGCTCTCGTCTTACCGCTGCCACGACCACCGACAAAAAGACGGAAGCGGTGCGCATCACTCCAGAACCTCCGTTGTGGCGGGGTCTGCGTCGTGTGCTTCACCGTCAGCGGGGAGGGCGAGGTCAATGATGTAGTCGGTGGGAACTGTGGTGTTGTGGACATTGTAGCTTTCTCTGTAGCTGGGGTCCTCGCGCTTGAGGAGGAACATGACCATCACGGGGTTGTCCGGCGCCATCTGATACGCAATGCTCTCGAGGTAGTCGCGCCGCTTCTCTCTGCCACGCTCTACTGCATCGCGCACCGCATCGGCAACGACGGGGTCAGACCCCATTAGTCGGTACAAGGCTTTGCGCTCAAAGCCCATGGCCTCGCACGCATGGCGGATCACTCCCAGCTCGGCAATGGCGTCGATGACTTCGGGCAAGCGTATCATCAGCACCTCACGCTCGGCTTTTGGCTTGCGTGGCGCCATGACTACACCAAGCGCTTATCAGTGATGAAGCGCAGCACGATGTTGACCACGCTGAGCGCGCCGAGTAACTGCGGTGCGATGCTTTGCAGCTCTGGCCACTGTGCCACAGTGCCGAGGATAAGTGCCAGCAGGGTCAAGACGTTGACCCACAGCGTCTTCGATTTGTACCATTCTTTGGCCATACTTAGCCTCCCATCATGTAACGGATAATCAGCGGGATGATGACCGTCGCCAGGGCAAGGCCACCCCACAGTCGGTTGATTTGTTGCTCGAGGTGTGCGACCCGGTTATCCATCTCACGGAATTGCCGGTCACCGTTTTCGAGGCGCCTCAACACTTGGTCGATTTTCTCCTCAAGCCGTGCCAGCTTGACCTCTACACTTTCGGTCATTGCTCCCTCGCCTGTGCTTGTGCGAACTGCGTGCGGATGATGTTCATATCAATGGCCTTGCCCGGGCATGTCTTGGGACTACCCCACTCACGATGCCCTTTCAGTGTGCCAGCGCTGACAGCGAGGCCACGCCAATCGAGCAGTGCCAGCGTGGTGTCCCTGACGAGGTCATGCAGTGCCCATGGCCACGGCTCGGTGTCGTAGCTGCCAACCACCTCAATGCCCCAATGCTGGGCGTTGGCGGGGTAGCCCGCATGGATGCCCTTCTCATTGAGTGCCGTCATCTGCCAGATGCCGTCATGCGCTGGATCGGGTGAGCCATGCGCAATGAACAGATGCGGCCCGGCATCCCAGCCGAGCCCCTCGTAGTAGCGCTTGATGCCTTGCATCGTGCGAAGGCCACGCCAATCCTGTCGGCGTGGCTTCCATGTATGGTGCAGGGTGACGCCCTTGGCCCACGATGCGATGCTGGGCGGGTACTGTGCGAGATGCGCACGAAGCAGTGCGGCGCTTGGCCAGTGGCGGAAGTCGTAGCGAAACTTGGTCATGACGTTGCCTCCTACTTCTATTGTACGGAGTGCGTCAAATTACAATCTCATCGGGTTTTGTTCGACCAGTGCTGATGCGTTGCCAGATACTTCATAAGGCGCGGCGCGGTGTCGTGGTAATGCTGATTGGCAGGGTTGGAGATGCGGGCCATGTAGGCAATCAATTCCTCCATCGTCATGCCCGGTATCACGCTGTCGGCGATGTAGGTGACCATCAGTCGACCTCACCTTTTAATAGTGGCTGCACCGCTGACAATCGTTTCTCTGCGAGTGCGATGTACTCTGGATTTAGCTCTGTGCCAATAAATCGTCGATTGTGCTGTAATGCCACAAGTGCGGTCGTGCCACTTCCAGTGAACGGATCAAAAGCAGTGCCACCTTCTGGACATCCTGCCAGCACGCATGGTTCAATAAGTTTCGGTGGATATACTGCAAAGTGCGCTTCTTTATATGCATGTGTAGCAATGCTCCATACTGATCTGCGACTGCGTCCGATTGTTTGTTCATTTAGCCATTTACTTTTTGAAAAACCTTGCTGAGGACTTTTCCCGTATGCCTGCGTTGCATACTTACCTTTTCCGCTAGGCTTAGCATGCTCTTTAGCGAATGGCTCTTTTATCGCCTCGTGGTCAAAGTAATATCGTTGCGACTTGCTCAACAAAAAAATGTATTCATGTGATTTGGTGCATCGGTCGGTTACACTCTCTGGCAGGGCATTGGGCTTATGCCAGATAATGTCTTGCCGCAAATACCAGCCATCGGCTTGAAGTGCAAAGGCAACACGCCACGGGATACCAAACAATTGCTTTTTTGCGCCATAACTATCACCAAGATTCAGCCATACCGTGCCGTCATCTCGTAGGATACGACGTACCCCACGAAACACGTCAACAAGACGTTGCACGTAGGCTTCTGGCGTTTCTTCAAGGCCGATTTGCCCTTCCAAAGTATAATCCCGCAGACGATAGTACGGAGGCGATGTAATCACGGTGTGTACACATTGGTCGGACAGTGTCTTCATGCCCTCTATGCAATCGCCTTGAATAATTTGATATGACATCTCAGTCCACCTCTACGTTATATGTTCGACGTGCATAGTCATAGATATCTTGTATGTGTGGTGTGAGCATGTACCACACACTGTCAGCGGTGCTTGATATCATGCCGCCATTGGGATGTGGAATGAATAGGTATACGTCCCACATGGCATCTATCTTGTAGATCGGCGTACCTTTGCGCCATGAGCGGTGAAGCGCATTCACCATCTCTACTGCATAGTCCTCAACCGCTGGAGAGTTTGTAATTGCCATTAGTCCACCATCGGCAGGACCACGCCGACTTGGCGCTGGTACTTGCCGCCCTTCTCTGCATACGTGATGGCAGGACGCTCACCACGGTGGAAGATGCACTGTGCGATGCCCTCGTTGGCGTAGACCACGACGGGCACGGTGTTGGTGTTGCTCAGCTCGATGGTAACGTGGCCGCACCACCCGGGCTCGAGCGGTGTCACGTTCACGATGATGCCACAGCGTGCGTACGTCGACTTACCCAGCACGGTCACCATGACATCATCGGGGATGACAAAGTGCTCGACGCTCCGACACAGTACGAAGTCGCCGGGCATCATGGTGATGGCATCCGCACGATGCGACACGGTGCGCCTCCTCC